CACGTTCTCGGCTTTTAATTGTTGCCCTTTTCGTGCTATTTTTAATTCTTTAACCCAGAAACCGCCAACTTGGTTGATTGGTGAATATAGGCGAGATAAAGAAACCGTTTGACCAATTTTGAAAATCTGATTAGCTAAGAGTTTTTTAATTTGGTCTTTATCAATTTCAGTAAAATCTTCATAGCGAACGCATCGCATTGATACCTGAATATCAACCAATGAAACCTTGTCAAATCTAATTGGTCTCGTTTCTCCGTCCTTTTTAAGGTTTGTTAGCGTGTTACCCTGTAACCCAACTCCAGCCCCTTTATTTTGATAGATTACATTAGCAATTTCTTCATCATTGCCACCGTAAACAATCACATCGATTGAGTGAGGCTCTACACCCAATGCATCACGTTGAGCGGTATTATTCTCAAGCACTTGAACCTGTTTTACATCTGGCAATGCTGCTATTTTCGCAGTTATTGCTTCTGCTGAATTTTGTGCGTTCTTTGTTCGGCTGAATAAGAAACGTTCACGTAATTGCGTGTCGGTTTCTTCTTCTACACCAACTTCTGCATTTTCAAAAGTGACCGCATTAGTTAATCCGAGCGTTACCGTCTCAATGGTTAAGGTTGTGTTTTTAGCAAGGTTAAAACTTCCAAGCTGCTCGCTTCTAAAATCTGCCCGACCTGAACCGTTACTATCTAATTGGATATCTGCTGTAAGAACCCAACGAACCTTATTTTGGTCTGATACAACAATTCCAGCGTAAAGTTGAGTGTTAGGCTCGCCAGTTAGAATTACAGAGCGTAAATAGCTATAACTCGCACCTCTTCGCATTAATCCCGCATAAGCCACTCGCTGTTCAAGCCATGCTCCAGTCGCCACATCTGGGTCTAATTGTCGGTAAACATTCTCGGCAAGCTCTTCAATATCCATTTTAATCTGAGCTAAAATCCCCACCATTTGACCGTCTGGCGTATTTGGCGATAAGTCAATGTTCTGACCGTAGATTTGCTTAAAGCCATCTTCAAAACGCTTCACGATGTCGTTTAAGCGCTCAATTTGGATTCCTGTTTCTGTTAGTGTTGCCATAATGCCCCTTATGAACGATAACTAGCGGAATTTTCCGCTCCATAGATGTCTTGGTAAGTAATATCAATTACTAATTTGCGTGCATTTGGATCTAAATTTGATTCATAACTGGTAATCTTAGAAACTCCGTCAGTTTGTAGAACGTGTTTTTTAATCCGAATTTCCCAGTCGCCTAAATCTACATTTCGCCCCATCTGTTCTAACCATGGTAATCCATGTTCCAAGTCTAAAAACCAGTCATTCGTGAATGACCAAAGTCTAGTTTGAACATTTTGAGCAATCGCCTCTGACTCAATGGCATAATTTGCGAAACCTTGCCCGAAAGTCCAGTCGTGATTTTTATCTAATCGTCTAACTTTTACCGTCATTCTGGAACTCCTGTTTTACCGCCGCTATCACCTGCGTGTTTATGTGTTTTACCTGAAATTCCACCAGCAGAAACATCAGTTTTACTTGAGATTAATCCAGTAGAACTATGCGAGCCTGTTTGTGTGGTGTTGCCTTTATGATTTACATCGCCTTGATGTTCAATGTTTCCCTTGATTTGGATTGTGCCATTCTTTATGCGAATGTACGTTCCACCATCCAATGTCTGCATTGAAAGCCCATCATTGAAAAAGCCTTTGATAGCTTTAGGAACAGAGCAAACGCCAGGAATAAACATTGCATCTGACAAATCATGTAGCCTAAAGTCTAAAGGCGTTGAGGCGTTGCCATTTTGCCACCAACCATCTATGCAGCGTTCAGAAAATATTGCAATCCCCTCATCACCTGCTTTTAGTGGAAACGTAACAGCAAATCCGCCACCTCTAGGGAAACTAACTGGAACATCAACCAATGGTGGAATGTCCGCACCGTTACCGTCTGCCAGTTGCATTTTTACTTGAACCGCAAGCGTTACCGTCTGTTTGCTTGGATCAAAGCTCACAACCTTAGCAGGCAATGCAGTGTGTAGATTTAACTGATTTTGTTGGATTTGTTGGTCTGTTGCGGTTTCTGGTGTGGCTAGTGATTGTTGATAGTTCATTTTTTCTTATCCTTGCTTTTCGTGTCGGATTTAGAATTACTATTCTCACTCTCAACCTTTTGGAATTTTCCACCGACCACTGTCATTTTGCTTTGCCAGTCTCCGCCTAATCCATCGCCTGAGTGAGTAAGTTTTATTACTTTGTACTCACCGTTAAAGTACTCGATGATTGATTCGACCTTTACCAATCCGCCAATCTGTAAGGCTGGATTTAATAGACAGGTTATTTCTAATCCGTCATCGGTTTGCTCTGGTGCGTTAATCATTCCAGTGTCTTGCGAGATTAAAACAGCCTCATCATTTAATACTTTATCTTTCGGTAAGAATATTAAAGAACCGTCCTGAATTGACCAATCCGCACCGTTGTTTCTTGCCACTTTGGTTAAAATATCTCGGCTGTTTCCGTTTAATACTCTACCTCGTGGCAATTTACGCTGATTAGGAATGTCCATCGCTCCAGCTTGCACCTTTGGCATGGTCTTTTGTATTTCTTCGACTATTTGCTTATCGGTTGCCCCTGCTTTAAGCGTTGTCTTAGCCCTAGATTGTGTATAGGCTACATGTCCATCAGAGCATTCAAGTGTCAAAACAAAGTCTAATCCGTCTCGCTGAATTCTAACTTTTGTAATGTCACCTGAATAAATCTGTCTTAGTTCGTTATAACCTACCGATAGAGCAGCTTTCTTGTAATCTTGGCTTAATAATTGGTTGATATGGTCTCGGTTTAAGTTCCAAACTTGGATTTTTGCTGGATTTGGCTTTTCGTTGATTGTTTTATCAATCTCAAATGCCACTCTTAACTGTGTGATACTTAGCGTTTCTTGTTCGTTGCTAATATCTAATTTCCATTGTCTGCCGAACTGTTTCATTATTTAGCCCCGATATACAGAAAGCATCTCGTACCTAAGTCGTTTGCAGTCATAACATCTAAATCCGCACCGCTTTCATCTTCCATATAGAAGAAGTAAGGCTGAACTGAGCGTAACAGAATAGGTACTCCGCAAGCTAACGCCTGACCTTGACAGATTTGTCGCTGAGTGACAGGCTCATAAACATCCATCACCCAGAAATTACCTACACTATTAAATCGAAGTGTTAGGCGGATTTTGCGGCCATTAAATTCAAAGGTCTGCTCTTGGTATGGCGACTGTGTAACTGGTATTCTTTGCATCTATGCCACCTATGAGAAGATATTTTTTAATGCCGATGTTTTTCTTGGTTCTGCGTTAGCTGGTCTTGTTGTGCCTTGTTGCGTTTTCGATGCTGATTGCACCGCAGCACGACCGCTTTTTGTTTTGCCGATAGTGGATGTTTTATTTCCACCCTTACCGTTTGAACTACCGCTAGATTGTGAGCTTTGTGTTGTTTGAGTGTTTACGATAAAGATTTCTCTTGCGGTTATCGTAAATGTCGCACTGCCATCTTGTGATTGATTAACCGATATTGACTGAATCATCATATCTTTATATAGATGAATTCCTGTTTGTATCTCGATTGTCTCACCTGATTTTTGACAGGCCACTAAGTCGGCATAGCATTTTTGTACTCGACTATCACCTACGCCACTATCTAGCAATCCTCCAAGTCCAAAGTCTGGCAAAAAAGGTGCAATTGCTCGCACCTGATTTACTATGCCTTTTACTTGACTGTAAGCCCCTGCCGCTTTGCTAATAACTCGCCCAGCCCTTGCGATTGTTTGAGATGTTTGAGTAATTACAGGAACAGGGAATGGAAAGTTATTCAGAAAATCAACCACGCTACGAATATTGCCGATGTACGGTGAATTAATGCCGAACGTTCCATGGTCATGGTCAACCATAATTCCGTTAATTGTAACCTGTTTAGGCTGAACGACTGCGTGGTCGGCTATTGCAGCACCTGACTCAATCGGATTTTCCGTGATTGAAAGGTCCGATTGGTGATCTTCCGTTGTAACCACATCAAACGTTATCGTGCCTATACTTCTACTTGATACTTGAGCAAAATTAAACATTCTTTACTATCCTATAACTGGTGAAAGTTGGTTATTGATTGCTCGTGCTGATTGGTCTGCAACCGCTTTTGGATTATCCACGCCTTGAATATGCTGTGTGATGGTTATTTTGTTGTTACTATTCTTGACACTGTTATCAGAATTAGAAGTGCCGCCAACACCGCTAGCCGAAACTTCAGATGCTTTAGCGTAAACACCTGCATTTAAAGCTAAATCCGCTACGCCTAATCCGGCTTGTCGCACGCCTTGAGTAGATACATTAGCCTGGATATTAATTGGCTCACCGCCAATCTTAGCTACGATACTATTCCATAGGTCGATAGCCCAACCAAACGCCGCTTTAAACTTCTCAATAATGGTTTGCTTAACGCTTTCAAAGACTTTTTTAAGATTGTCTATGCTGAATGTCGCTGTAAAGGCATTCCATTTTCCAGATACCCAAGAAATAGCCTCGCCCCATTTTTCCTTAATCCAATCTGAAAGCTCACCCCATTTATCTTCAATCCACTGTAAACCGTCCGCACAAGATTGATAGAATTCACCGAATTGAGCGTCACCGCCTTGTAACCAAGTGATAAAGTCATCAATGATTAGGATTAATCCAGCTATGGCCGCAATCGCTAAGGTGATTGGATTTGTCGCAAAGGCTAACAGCATTCTTCGGCTAAACCACAGTAACAATCCGCCAAGCGTGATAATCACCGCTTTCCAACCAACCGTGCTTTCGATGATGTTATCTATCGCACCAGCTAATTCAAACAAGAATGAGAACACTCGACCAAGCCCATTTAAAATTGCCTTGATGAAGTTATTGTTCTCTGCGAACCATTTTGTAAAGCGTTCAGCTAATCGCTGGATTGATGGTGATATACGCAAAGAAACGTATTCACCGATAGCAATAAATACTTGAGAAACTTGCGTTAAGGCATCTTTAAATGCTGCTGCTTTCTCTGCGTTTTCTGCGTTACCAACACCAAGCGTTAAGGCTTCTGCTAGAGCAATCTGTTCAGCTAATTCATCGTTACCTAATCGGAGCGTTTGAATCATTGAGCCATCTATGCCTAACTTAGCAAGCATTGCTATTTGCTCTTGGTCGCTCATCTGTTGCATTTTTTCGGATATTTCACCGAATAGTTCACTAGATGATTTTATTTCACCATTGGCTTTCTTAGCGCTTAATCCGTACTGTTCGAAAGTCTTAGCACCTCGACCGATTCCGGCCGCTGCCTCACCGATTGTGCGAGATAATCCCTCGATTGATGATTGAGCCGCTTGAGCAGATGAACCGTTTACTTCTGCGACCTTGCCTAACAGATAGATTTTATCTGCTGCTTCACCTGTTACATTAGATAACTGCTTAATCTCGTCTAACGCATCAAGGTTTCCATCTACGAAGTTCTTAACGCCTACCGTTGCACCGTAAAAGGCTGCACCAAGTGCAACCAATGCGATAGTGGTTTTATTAATGACTATCCCTAGCGATTCAAATTTTTTAGCTAACCCATCAGCACCGAACTTTGTCGCCCAAAGATTATCAATATTGCCTTTTAAGTCATCAACAGCATCAGCACCATCTTTCACTGCATCGGTATTAACCGTGTTTTCAATGGATTTAGATAGCTCTCCAAGCCCCTCAACCGCACTTTCAGTACCGCTTCCAACCTTATCAAGGAATTGCTCAAACTCTTGCATCGCTTGGCTATCGGCTTCTATACCGACTTTTATCAGTAACTCATCTAATAGCATCTTTGCTTTGCTCCATTTGATTTAATTCCACTATTACCTCGTGGAAAGAAAGAAGATCTGCTATTGAATAAACAGATCTTAATTCGTGCAATGTACAGAACTTTTTAACTATTGGCGTAAAAACAAACCAATCAACTCTATTTTCTGATTGTCTTTCTACGCTTTGAGTTTGCCCTGAATATTGGCTAGCAATCCACCCCCACCGATAAAAAAATCAGCAAATTGATAGGTCAACCCCTCTTTTAAAACGGTGATTAAATGCCCACGGTGTTTATTAAAATGACTATCAAAACGTTCTGATAAACGGTATTTTTGACCATCTTGCTCGCAAGCTGTGTGAGTTAATACGATATTCTCTAACTCTTTTACACTTGGTTCGCCTAGATTAGCTAATACAGTCGTTAAAATGCCTGCACCTAGCTTCTTGCTATCACCTAGAGCGGATAAATCAACTGATTGAAGTAACTTCATCGCATTTTTTAATGCAGTCCACGCAGCCATCGCATTTGCCGGTGTCATTGTGTAAGTCACATCTTCGATAGTGAATTGCTTAACCTGTTCCATTATTCAACGCCTTTTTCTAAGTTCATTGTCATTTGTTCAAACACAATCGTCCAAGTCTCGGCATTATGACCGTTACCACGAACGTATTGTGCTGGAGTAGTAAAATATCCTTTGCTTGCCGTCACTACGTCATCGTTGATTAAGTCACGAATTGACAAAGTAATCGGGAAGAATGTTTTAATGCTGCTCTTTTGTTGATTAAATAGTTTTGATAAGTAAGCATTATCAGCAGAATGTTGCTTAATTTTCAGTGTTAGCTTGCCTGAATTATCTGGGTTAGCGATAAATACACCAGTACCGTTAGCACCGATAACTAACTGACCTGCATCAACTTGATTAGCGGCACTGATTACATCTGAACCGTCAGCCCAATCAGAGATTTCTTTTCCGTCAAGTAACAC